TTGGTCTGCCCCCACAGTTCTACCATTTCGCAATACTCCTGTTCTATCACAAGAGCCTCTTCGTAGTCACCTTGCCCTGCTATCCCGAACGCCGTGATAATCAAGATGATTGCTATAATGCCTAGCGCGATCGCATCCGTCGATAATTCCTTCATATAAAACCCTCACTTTTTCGTTATTGCGCAACTTATTCAAAGCCGCTGTTTCGATTTGCTTTACCCTCTGACGCGATATGCCCATGACTGCGGCTACTTCTGTCAGTGTCATTTGCTCTGAAAACTTACTGCTCATCTGCCCCCCAGCAAAAAGGCCGCTTATGCGGCCCGTTGTGCAATTACTGATTGAAGCTCTGCAACTTCTTGTTGAGCATTGCTGATTAGACGCTGTTTAGCCTCAATTGTCTGAGCATACGCCTCTAAAGCCTTGTGGCTGTAACCACGACGACGCTCAATTTTTCTAGCAAAATGCTTGCAGTCAGATTGCAGTAACTGGATGTAAGATTGCTCGCGCTTAAGTGCGTCGAACAAAACCTCTGTAGAAAATTCGTTGTAGTTAAAGTCTGTCATGTCGTTGATTCCTTATGTCAGTGACTATGGGTACTAATCTACAAGCTAGCTTTATCCCTTGCAAGCACTTTTTTATCTATTTAGGTAAATAATATGGGGGAAAGGGCGCAATGTGACAATCGCGACATTTTCAATCACCCGTAGTGGCGGGCAATCTCTGCGACGAATTGGTCTTCGTTAGGGTGACGGGATAGGCGCTTAAGATATTCCTCTTCGCCTATGCCCTTGTCTCTACCCAGTCGATTCAGTAGCTCTGTGATTTTATCGGTCACGACAATGTGGTGCCGCTCCGCAAAATACTGCCTTTGACTCTGTACACACATGACAACATCCTCTTGTTGTCTGCGTATTATAGCATACGGTCAATTAGTTATACGAAACGATGATGTGGTCAGGGTTTTGCTCTTTCTTTCGGACTTCTTCGCGGTAGTGCTTTGCTATCTCGTCACGGGTCGCCTTGTTGTCTTTCATGAACCCACGCGCTTTCTCACGCAGTATGTCCATGTGGCCTTCGCCAAGGTACTCGTTACAAAAATCCGCAAACATGATTGGCGACTCAGTGAACAGGCGGTGGCAGGTATAACAGCCAGTCAACAAATTATCGAGCGAGTAGCGGATGACCTTATTTCTGCGGCCATAAATGTGCATCGCCTGATTCGTCTCTGTGTTGCCGCAACGGACACAAGCGCCGTCACGTAAACGTACTGCCTTACTGCACCAGATGTCCGCGTTTGTTCTTTTTATCGCCATAGTAAGTCTCTTTTGTGAATCGGCGCTCGCGCAGTATGGCCTTCTCTGTGTGTCCGCAACTGCAAGCCCAGCCTTCTAGCTTGTAGTCAGCCGCAGTAAACATCGGCACCATGTCTTTCCAGCACTTAATGCAGACCATGCTCTAGTCGCCAATCCTCGATAGTAGTTAGTAGTGCGGCAAGCCAGCTAGTCGTAAATGAGTCGATGTCTATGTCGATAGTAATGCCCTCGGGACACGCCACGTCGATGTAGACGTCAGTTAGTTGGTCATTCCGCATGTTAGTTGTGGCCGCCATGATTGCTTCGACCCGACAGACGACAGCGCCACCGTCAGGCAGTGGCATCGACATAATCGGCATTTTTTCCATTACAACCTCGGCCTTACGGTAGTGCGGTGTACTTCGCCCTCTAGCTTATCGTATGTGATCACCTTTGCGCCACGCTGTGACATCCATCCGCCGCGAGCCTCGTATGACGACCTGCCAGTTAATGAAGGGTGCATTTCCGCAATAGCACCGCCATCCTCTATTACTCGCTCATGGTGGTAATGACCCATGTGAATATAAACACCTGATGACGCCTTGCCCCACATTTCGCGGAATCGCGGCTCGCTTGCAAATAGCTTGTGCAGGTTAGCCAGCTTCATCTTGTGGCCGTGATGAAAGCCCAACATACAGTTGCCGTGCAGATACGCATAATACGGAAATGGGTTGTCGATCACCTCGACGCGGCTACCCTCGAACAGGTGTTTGATGTACTTGCGGAGCCACACGCTAGAGCTAATGTCGTGATTGCCCTCTGCAACTACCACCACAACGCGCTCAAATCGCGCCAGCATCATTTTAACGGCTTCCCTTACTATCGACATGGATACGTCTACGATCTTCGTGTAGCGCGTGTCAGCGTCTAGTACGTGACCGCCGCCGCTTGTCACTGGCTGTAAGTTGATACCGTCGAAATGGATGAAGTCGCCTAATATGTTGAGCATCCCTGTCTGTGAGTTAGGACAGGCCGAAAGCATGTCATGGACGGCGTTTAAGAATATGTCTGCGGCTATCTTGGTGTCGAAGTTGTCGCCCGTCTCGGCTTCCCAACAAGCTGAGCCTACGTGAAAGTCCGTGATAGTTAGTAATGACAGGAGTCGATCATCGGTTTTCTTTGGCGGCTTAGTAGGCTTGAACGGCGGCACCAAATCGAGACTCTGTTCCATGCGCTCGACAAGCATTTCTAGTTGCCGCTCTTTGTCGCTTAGACTCTTAACCCACTGACCGACGGGCTTGCCCTCGTCGTTGTAGTAGGTCGATACGCCTTTCACGATAAACCCATCAGGAACAGGGTGCGTATAGTCGTGTTCTGGACTATATCCCTGCCTAGCGGCGTAGCCTCTTACCGTCTCCAAGTGACTAACAATTGTGCTTCTAGAAGTTCCAAGCTCTTTTGCGATATCACGTTGGCTGACACCATTCTCTACTCGGCTGATAACTGCTTTCTGCCTTTCGGTTTTGCAAAACTGTAATAGGCTCATGCCTACCCCCCCAGTTTGCTGTACTCCGAATTCTGAGGCTTGGTCAATTTAACGCCAAGGTCAATACACCATGCCTCTACTTGTGTCATGAAGTATAGCATTTCTCCCCTGTCTAGCGTCGAAGTGCGCCGAACCTGCGCAGGGATGGTCGTATTGGAGATTTCGAGGTCTTCTGTTCCGAGGAATTTGTACTTAACCATCATCTTGATGTCTTCCTCGTTGCCAGTAAAACCGCCTTTTTTTTTGAAGTGCCTGAGCATGTCACGACACCACACATGGAACAGGTCGTTTTGACTCATAGAGCGACGTGGCTTGTACTCCTTTACCTGCCACGACACTGGCTTATCCCAGCACCACTCCTTTTCAAGAAATTTCTTGAAAGCCTCAATGCGATCTTTGATTTCTATCGGGTCTTTGATTAGCCAGAATTCGCCAAACATTTTGCCCCCTTTGATAGCTCAAGCAGATGGTCTAGCGGCATTAAGCGATGTTGCGGCAGTGCATACGTCATCTTGTAACCTGCCCCAAGCCTGTCCAAATTTTCAGGCTGTCGTATGACATTTACGTGTGCGACACCACCGCACCGCCAAATGTTTTTCTCGCCGCACATAAGCACATAAATGTCGCATAGCTTACGCTTATCAGTCTCTAGGAGAAGACGACCATTCTGCCTCTTGGTTGCCTTAACGTCTATCGTGTAGCCCATCCATTCACAGTCTGCTACCTGCGGCGTATCGCTAAAGTCAGGACGTACACCGATGAGCTTACAGAATGCCATCTCTGCGGCCATGCCGTTTGTCTCGACTTCGTATTGGCTGTCAGTCTTAGACATCTTGCGATTCTGTGCGCCCATAGCTCGCGCCGCGTGGTAGCGCCGTATGCCCGCCTTGCAAGCTATCTCGTATTCGCGCTCACTAAGTTCAACCATCATCGCGTAACCCTCTCACCTTCAAAGGTCACGTATTGCCCGTACTTCTCAAGGCATGATTGTCTAAAGCGTTCACTCTTCATAAAGTCGTGGGTCAAGTCATCGAGTTGAGTCCACTGCTTCATCGGCTTCCTGCCGCTCTGCTCATACTCTTTTTGAGCGAATGGGCTACCGCCTTTCTGATTCGCCCTAGCTAACCATGAATTGACGAAGCGAGGCATCCCCCGCTCTGTCTTACGCTTAGGATCGTTAGAGTCGAGCCATACGGTCATTACGTTTAGCTCTGCAAATACATCAACCTCGGGGTAAGCGTGTTGCCAGCTTAGTATCTGTTCGTCTGTTGGTTGCCAATCAGTGCCTGCTTTCGTTTTCATCTAATTCCTCCTCTTCGACCTGCATTGCCTTTTCGCCTTCAAGCATGAACTGCATGATCGCAATCCAATTCTCTAGCAGGTTAATACGCTGTTCTGGTGACCATTCTTCAAACCAACCAGCAGAAAAATTTACCTCTCCTTCTAGTTCAGTGTAAGCAACTCTGCAACTTAGCTTCACGCTAGAGTCCAACACTGTTTGGTACATTTGATTAAGGTCTACAAGCTCCAAACCTTCTCTATTTAAACTCATTACCCTTCTCCTTTTTTTAGACAATAGGAATCATTAGAGGCGGTTGTTGCCCTATACAAGTATCCTAGCTAGTCCATCATCCCTACAGTATCAGTGCAGATAATTAACGGCTCTGCCAGACCGCGCCCTTACTACATGGCAACATAACCACTGTTCGTCCCCGCCTCTAAAGGTCGTAGGAATGATTCGGCTTTCTTGAGCGACTGCACCTGAGACAGCACTATTTAACTAGGCTCGACTAGGCACACATAAAAAAGGATAGGTAGGAATCAATACACTTTGTGTATGTTTGAATACAGTAAGTGTCATTCGAAACTGTACAGACAGCTAGATTGCTGTACAATTTCCCTATCCTTTAGCGTGCAAACTAAGGATGCCACATGCGCTAACCCTTCCGCAAGTGGTTTGGCCCCGTTTCCTCAACGGGGCTTTTTTTTGCCTATTCAAGATCGCCATGCTCTTCTAAAAACGGCTCGTTGAGTTCTAAAACTCGACGCGCGCGATGCAAAAAAGCGGAGCCGCCCTGATGCGCTCTGCGTGAACAGCCTACACTCTGCAAATCGGGATTGCGCATTTGGTAGTTGTAAAACGCTAACAGCCGCTCTAGTGAGCTGATGCGATGACTGACGATAACCTTGTTTTGGGGTTGCTCCTCAAGCATCTCAACGTATTCGCAAATAGCCATCAGTGAACCAATATCCTTGCCTCTGAACACCATGATTGGCTCGTCATCTGGCAACTGGTAGCCACTTACGTGGTGCATTTTGCCATCGACTACAGGGTATTTTGGGTCTGACATAACTCAAACCTCCTCTGGCTCTTCAGCACAACGAAAGCAAACGCTGTCATCATACCGCTCGTCATAAACAACACTGTCCTCTTCCCAATAACGCGCATCACAAACAGGACAATCAAACGGATAAGGCATCATCGTTTACCTCCCTAACCTCTCGAACTCGTCGAGCGTCATATTGAGCCGACTAGCCAACTGCACTACACGACTGAACTTCATGTCGTCTTTGTGCCGCCAGCGGCATACCTGTACAGGCGTTACACCGAACTCCCTTGCAAGTTCGTCATTGCTGACACCTGCGAGCGCCTGCGCTTTCTTGAGCGCCTTACCTACATCAGAAGGGGAGGTCATCTTCGAACTCCACACTTGGCGCCAGTGACTGCTTGGCCTGTTGCATGCCCTTGTTGTGGGCATCGTCCTTTGCAGTTGTGCTGAGAGACATAAACGTGTTGCCGTTCTTGTCTTTCTTCAGCCACGCTGACAGCCAAAATTCCGCACCACTACCGT